ATGATTATTGAGTTAAATGGTAAGAAAAGTGTTTTTCCTTCTCATGGTAAGAAAGAAATACCAGAAGGCACTCGTTTAAAAATCAAGAAGGATTTGGGGCTTTAGCCCCAGATTCTTCAAGTAGCTTAAATTCTGCAAATGTCGTTCTGTCACTTAGAGGAGTTACGATAGGATGAAGTACGCTGTCAGTATCAATCAAGAAAATGATGCTTATGTTGTTAGCTCTCGTGATCTACCAGAGTTAAATAGCGTAGGTTATTCATTAGATGAAGCATTGAAAGAAGCACTTGATGGAATTGAAACTGTATTCATGATTTATATGGATGATCGTAAGAAAATTCCATTACCTTCAGAAATGCAAGAAGGCGAACATTTAGTGGCATTACCTGTACTGGTAGCTTCAAAAGTAAATTTATACAATGAAATGCTAGATCAGAATGTAACTAAAGCAGAACTTGCTCGACGCATGGGCTGGATTCAGAAACAAGCTGATCGCCTTTTATCATTAAGACATGCAACGAAAATTGAATCTTTAGAGAATGCTTTTAACGTATTAGGAAAAGAGTTAGATATTGTTGTTGCATGATCTTACTTAGCAAAACAAGAAGCCCGCATTATGCGGGCTTTTTTTATAGGTTTAAAAAACTTACTCGTCATCTTCCTTATATCCTATTAGATTTGAAATCCGAAAGGGTGAGCCCGCTAGATTAAGGGTTGTATTTCAAATGCTACCCCACCCCAGGTGGTACCGCGCAGTTGCCCCACCCCACCTGCCCACTCTAAATGTGTCAATTTTACTGCAGAGCCAGTCTACTTAGAGAAACAGCAAAACATATACCGCTATTTGGGCCTGTAAGCTCTCTGGCGCGATTTTTAATACTGCATATTACTATGGAATACTAAAAATATTAAAAAGGGCTTCTAAGGCCAATCAGAGCATTTTTATTACTTAATGACTTAAATGACACATCAACAAAATTTTCACCGTTATTCAAACCCAGACATTTCAACCAACCTTCCTCTTCTAATTAGCACATCAAAATGTTTGTAATAGGGATCTATAAAGCTTTTGAAGTAATAAAGTAATAACAAAATATAAGTTATTGTTTTTGAATATTAAAAATCATTACATATAGGAGTAATTTTTTGTAATTTTTAAAGTAATATTTTTTAAGTTATTGATTTTATTAATAGTCAATTGGTAAGAATATAACATTTTTATACAGTAACAAATTACTAGCTTATTACTTAAATATTACTTTTAAAAAACTATCTATCTCATTGTTATTTATTTATTTAATTTAAAATATTACTTTATTACCTCAAAACATATACCCTATTTTTATTTTTCTAAACTTTAAATTATATGCTTTTGAAGGTTTTTCAATCAAAAATCAAATTTTATCTGGGAACGTGATGGGAATTTCTATCGGATGGCCATTCTTGTATAAGACACTGACTAGATAAATATTGAAGCGATAAGTGAGTTAATAAAAAGAAAAAATATAGAAATTTTGTTATTAAAATCAGTAAATTGGTCGGAGCAGTAGGATTCGAACCTACGACCCTCTGGTCCCAAACCAGATGCGCTACCAGGCTGCGCCA